ACAAGTCGCTGATCATCGGCGCGGATCACGCCACCACGGAAGTCGATGACGATTTCTGGAAGGCGTGGAAGGCAAAGAACGAAGAGTTCGAGCCGCTGACTTCCGGCGCGATCTTTGAGGCCCGTTCCGTCAATGACGCCGCCGCCATTGCCCGCGAGTTCTCCGAACGCAAGACCGGTCTCGAGCCGATGGCCCAGGACGCGATGGGCGTCAAGAAGGCCGCCTAACATGGCCGTCGTCGTGTTCGACCCCACCGCATTTAAGGCCCGCTATCCGGAATTTGCGAGTGTGGCGAACGCGACCCTCTCGGCCATTTTCCCGGAAGCTTGCCTGTATCTGAACAACACCGATCGTAGCCCGGTCGGTAACGTGACGCGCCGGGCGTTGCTGCTGAATATGCTTGTCGCCCACATCGGGTCGCTGGGCGGCCTGCTCTCGGCGGACGGCCAGCCGAAGCCGGTAGGGCGCATCTCGTCCGCCAGCGAGGGCAGCGTGTCAGCCTCGCTTGACTACGCCGCGCCCGGCACGCTTGCTTGGTACAACCAAACACAGTACGGCGCGGCATTCATCCAGGCGACCAGCGCCATCCGTTCCTTCCGGTACGTGTCATGCCCGACAACGTTCTGACCGGAGCGCCCGGCCTCATGAAGAAGCTGGAAGAAATTGCCCAGCGCATGGGGGGCGGCTCGGTTTCGGTCGGATTCCTTGAGGGGGCGACGTACCCGGACGGAACCAGCGTGCCCGCCGTGGCGTTCTGGAATGAATTTGGCGTACCGACCCACAAGCAGCCGCCCCGGCCGTTCTTCCGGCAGATGATCGCCAAGGAGTCGCCAAGCTGGCCGAAGAAAATGGCAAAGCTCGCCAAGGCTACCGGCTATGACGGCCCGCGCGTTCTGGCGCTGATGGGCGAGGACATTAAGGGCGGGCTGCAAGAATCCATCAATAGTCTGGACTCGCCCCCGCTGGCGGACTCAACGGTCGCGGCTAAAGGCTTCTCGAAGCCGCTGATCGATACTAGCCACATGGTCAATTCCGTCGATTACGAGGTGAATACCTAATGGACCTGCGCGGCCTTGCCAACAGCGTCACGACTTCGGTCAATCCGAACATTACCGTCACGGTCAAGCGGTCGGCGGGCTACACGGTCGACCCGTTGAGTTTGAAGCAAGTGCCGGCCTACGATACGCCCGTGACCGGCCCCGGCCAACTCCAGGCGCTTGACGCGGACGACATCAAGCAACTCGATGGCCTGAATATTCAAGGTACCGTCCGCGCTATCTACCTGCGGGGCGTGCTGGCCGGCGTCGTGCGGCCGACCGAGCAGGGCGGCGATGTGGTCACGATTGCGGCACAGACGGGCGTTCCGGACATGCTGGTCGGCACGTGGCTGGTCGTGCGGGTGCTGGAAGGCTGGACGGGCTGGACGAAGGCGGCAATTGTTCTGCAGGTGCCTGCCTGATGTACACCTCGTCCATCACCGTCGATAACGTCATTGCCGCGCTTGGCGCGTTCCTGACCCCGTTTGTGCCTGGCGCATCGATCGTCCGCGCCCAAGGTAATCGGGTCGCCATGCCGAGCAATCCGTGCGTAATCCTGACCGAGCTGACCCAAGTCGACCTGAGCGTGCCGGATACCGCATATGCGCCCTCTACCGATTCGGCCGCCATCAAAGGTCCGTCCCGTATCGATGTGCAGATTGACTTCTACGGCGTGCAGGCCGGCGAGTTCTGCAAGACCTTCAAGACGGCGTTCCGTTCGCACTGGGCCTATACGCACTTCCCGGCGGCCATCAAGCCGCTCTACACGTCGGACGGGATGCAGTCGCCGCTGATTACCGGCGAGCAGCAGTATGAAAGCCGGTGGACGCTGACCGCTTCAATGCAATACAATCCGGTTGTAACCGTTCCGCAAGACTTCGCCGACACGCTCGCCGTGACGACGACCCCATCTGACCTATGAGGTAGATTATGAGCATTCCCGCTTCGGACATTGTCCAGGTAAATCCCGGCGTTGTGGGCACTGGCGGGAATCCGCTGGCGCTTAACGGCGTCATTCTCACCAAGAACGTTCTGGTGCCGACCGCTTCCGTGCAGCCCTTCGCCAGCCCGGACGCCGTGTCCGCTTTCTTTGGCCCGTCGTCCGACGAATACGCACTGGCGCAAACGTACTTCCTCGGCTTCGACAACTCCACGAAGAAGCCGGGCAATTTGCTGTTCGCCCCGTACGTCGATACCGGCGGCCGTGCTGCTTGGCTGCAATCCGGTTCGCTGTCGGCCATGACCTTGACGGACCTGCAAGCCCTGAGCGGTACGATTATCGTGACGGTCGACGGCGTGTCGAAAACGTCCAGTTCGATCAGCATGGCGACCGCGACCAGCTTCAGCGATGCAGCCACGAAGATCACGGCCGGCTTTACCGGCACGCCGCTGACCGCAACGTGGAACGCCGTGACGAGCAAGTTTATCCTGACCTCGGCAACCTCGGGCGCGTCTAGCACCATGACGTTCGCCACGGGTACGCTCTCGACCTCGCTCAAGCTGACCAGCGCGACCGGCGCGGCCCTTTCTCAAGGGGCCGTTGCCGACACCCCCGCGACCGCCATGGACAGCCTGAAAGCCAAGTCCCAGAACTGGGTTGATTTCATGACCATATGGGAGCCAGTGACGGCCGACAAGACCCTGTTTGCTGTCTGGACGAACGCGCAGAACCAGCGCTACGCTTATGTTGCTTGGGATACCGACGCGCAGGCAATCGTCGCCAACACGGCTACCGCGTTCGGCGCGCTCGTCAAGTCGGCAGCCTATGACGGCGTGGTGTGCGTGAGTGGCGATGCGAATGCCGCCGTCGCTCAAGGCACGACCCTTGCCGCCCTGGCCCGCACCCTGGCGGCATTTGTGCTCGGCGCCGTGGCGTCCATTGACTTCGCGGCCACGAACGGGCGCATCACGGCGGCCTTCAAGTTGCAGGCCGGCATGCTGCCGACCGTGACCGACCAGCAACTGGCAACCAACCTGCTCGCCAACGGGTACAGCTTCTATGGTCAGTACGCCACGGCGAACGACCAATTCGTGTTCCTGTACAACGGCCAGATGTCGGGCAAATGGAAGTGGCTGGATACCTTTGTGAATCAGGTCTATATGAACAACCAGTTCCAACTGGCCGACCTGACGCTGCTGACCTCGGTCGGCTCGATCCCGTACAACGCGGAAGGCTACGGCCTGCTGCGTACTTCGAAGCTCGACGTTATCACCGCCATGCTCAACTTCGGTGCGATCCGTACCGGCGTGCAGATGTCCGCGCAGCAAAAAGCGGTCGTCAATCAGGCGGCAGGCTTGGACATTTCGGGCATTCTGGAACAGCAAGGCTGGTATCTGCAAATTCTCGATCCGGGCGCACAGGTTCGCGGCAATCGCGGCACGCCGGTACAGAACTTCTGGTACTGTGACGGCGGCGCGGTCCAACGCCTGCAACTTGCCTCAATTGACATCCTCTAACGGAGCGCCATCATGGCCGAAACCACAATCACCAGCGCGAACAGCGTCTTTACCATCTCGGTCGCCGGCCTGTTCCCGGCGCCCGTCCAGTTGCGTGGCTACTCCAGCGACAAGGCCTTCGTGACGGAAGCCCTGACGCTCGCCGAGGTCAATATGGGCGTGGATGGCCGCATGACTGCTGGTTACACCCCGCAGCCGGTCGTTCAGACCATCACCCTGCAGGCCGACAGCCCGAGCAAGTCGATTTTTGCCGCCATCATCCAGGCGACCAAGACCGGCCGGGAAGTTTTCTACATCACCGCGGCCATTGACCTGCCGAGCACGGGCGAAACTTTCACCCTGCGCCGCGGCATCATCACCAAGGGCAAGCAGATTCCCGACGCGCAGAAAGTCCTGCAAGCAATGGATTTTGAAATTACCTGGGAATCGGTCGACCGTTCGCTGCTGTAAAAGTTTGCCGCCGGCACCGCGTTGTCCTCCTTCGCGGGGGTGCCCTCTCCCACCCTGCCGGCGGCTCCTTAATTCTGGAGAGCTACGATTCTGGAGAGGAATCCCGATGGCACGCAAGACCGCAAACGTAACGATTACCGACGACGGCCGCGACAAGGGCAAAACGTTCGTCATTACTGAAATGCCGAGCGCCAAGGCCGAAGCGTGGGCTATGAAGTGCCTGCTCGCCCTGATGGCCGGGGATGTGGCTATCCCGCAAGGTTTCGAGCGCCTGGGCATGGCCGGACTGGCAGAACTAGGCATCCGTGCCCTCGCCGGCCTGAAATGGGAAGTTGCCGCCCCGTTGCTGGCCGAAATGTGGGAATGCCTGGCGATCATGCCCGACCCGATGAAACCGCACGTCACCCGCCCGGTCATGGACGAAGCTGACGATGTGGAAGAAGTCGCCACGCGGATCAAGCTGCGGGCCGAAATCATGGCGCTGCATGTGGATTTTTTGAAGGCCGGCGCCCTGTTGTCCTCCCGCCAATCCGAGGCAGCGCCGGCCGTTCCGTCACGTGGGCGGAATACCAAAACGTCCCGGCCGTAATCGCTACGATTCTTTCCAAGCGCATGGCGACCTTGCACGAGCTTCAAACGATCTACGGAGTGCAAGACGCCTATGATATGCTTGAGATTATCAATGTAGATGACCACAATCAGCGATTAGCTAATCAGGAATAAATCATGGCGACCGTTATCGACTCGTTGCTGGTCAAATTAGGACTCGATTCCTCCGAATTCAAGAAGGGCACGACAGAGGTCGACACTGGCCTGAAGCAGATCACCAAATCCGCAACGGC